GCATAACAAAAGTATCATTTACCGATAACACATAGATCGCATCAATCATATGAGATTTGATAACATCGTGTTGTGCTACAAAACCCGGCACTTGATATGTAGAGCAAGTGGGTGTATACGCACCCGGTAGCGCAAACACTACGACACGATTGCCCAGGAAAATATCCTTTGTTTCTACGTCTACCCATTTGAATGGATTATCCCCTCCGATAGATTCATCACGGACTCTCTTCTTGAAAGTCACGTTAGGTACTGGTCTACCTTCCATTACCCTTGTCCTCTGTATGTCTTGTGTGATCTCTTCTTTGCTTTATTCATAGAAGAAGTTTTTAATGTTCCTCTACCAATAGAGGTACCCTTTTTAAAAGATTCTGGGCGCCATGCAACACCCATAGAACTTTTAGCTGCCATTCTTTTTCATCTCCAATTCGATTTCAATTAAGCGTTTTTCATGTTTTTCAATTTTTCTAGTACGGTGTCTGGCCTCAGCTTTTAATAGCTTTAGCCAAACTTCACGTGCCTTATCCTTAAGCATTGATGCCTTCACTATATACAGTCTTACCATCAATACGAGATGCTGTCAAAATAGATTTACGATTATCTCCATCAGCTTTATAGCTAACATGCACCCAGCCAGAATCAGGGATACCTGGAGTATAGAACTCAAGAATGAGTTGATCGAAATCGAGATTATCCCGGATCCACTCTGCGAGATCCGCGTTTGGAGTTCCTGGTACTTCGATATCAGCAGCTTCACCTTTGCAATGCTGACTCGTAGCAGATCCACCGACAGCAGCATTAAGCTCAGGGGAGCGATAACCACTATTAAGCACAGTAGGACCAAAGTGATCTCGTACAGGTTGTACAACATTTTCGAAAAGAGCGACTGCTGCATCCATGTGATCTCCCTGTGGAGTATTATCGATACCTTTGCGTTCTGCTGTCTGAGACTTAGTAAACTCAGCCAGTGAAAAATTCTTACTTAATTTCATATTTTCTCCCATAGAAAGGAGCCCCGAAGGACTCCCTCTAATTATTAGTCTTTCTTAGAAACGAAAGAATACATTTCTTTCGCCTTTTCCATTAGTTCTTCTACTGAGTACATCTTGTACATACCTTGTACTTCCTCAATAGATTTTCTACCAGTCTCTAATGCCTTTTCTGCAAAAGCAATATTCATCTGGTACTGCTGATCCATATAGTCTTTTGCAAGTGCCAGCATATCTGAACGGATTTCAAATGGATTTTTGTTCGACATAATAGTGTCTCCTGTGTGTGTATGTGTCCAAAATAGACTTGTGTCTTACGTGAGCATTTCCCAAACTACATAATATAATCATTAGGAATATCCCAATATTGAATTACTCACGTTCCTTTCTAATATCACCCATAATTTGTTGAATGATATCATTATACGACATATGTTTGAAGTCTTTATTGAATGCCTTCAAATGTTGTGCCGTTTCCATTGCCGCCTGTAGTTGGCGAGCTTCAACGAACGAATCATAGACACGAACGATGAATTTAGTTACCGGACTCAGTAGATCCTTCAGTGAGAAGGACGGCTTCCGAATCTCGGGTAGTCGAGTTGCTTGTGTTGTCATGTGTTATACCTCGAGAGTTTGAAATTTCAATCTTACGAGGACGCATTTCTTCTGGGACGACAACTTCCAATTCGATGGCAAGTATACCGTCTTTAAGATCTGCTCCATTTACCTGAACATATTCAGACAAACGAAATGTTTTTTCGAATTTCTTGTTAGAAATACTCTTGTGGATATATTCTCTACCACGATTTTCGTGCTTACCTTTCACCTTAAGTGAACGATCTTTTACCTCAATATCTAGTTCTTCACGAGCAAATCCGGCAACGGCCAATTCAATTAGATAATTGTGGTCGTCTACCTTTACAATGTTATGAGGCGGGTAATTATCGTTCGCGTTTCTTGCCACTCGATCGAGTTCATCGAATAAATGATCGAACCCTACAAATGCTGAACGGGGAAAGAGCGTATGTACACCTTGTGCTGTCATGATTGACCTCCTAATTAAAGCAAGGTTATGTTACTAGGACCGGACCAATTCCGCATCCACTTCTATATATACAAGAACTTATATAGTTCTAACATATATTTAAATTTTTTTGGCTGATGAACAGGATCAGGCAGACTGCCGAAGATCTCTATCATCCTTTCTAAGTGATTTTGTATTTCGCTCGTGTTCATCAGCGCATTTTGTACTACAATAAACGATCCATGCGTGGTCTAAAACTTGTCTAAATTCTTTCCCACAATTTACACATTCTTGTTTTTTATAGTTCATTTACTTCCTATGTTGTATTTTGGACAAAGCTCCCATTGGTCCTTATCTTTAAAAGAAATGATTTTAATTTGTCTAAGAGGAGCAAGGGGTTTTGCCGTGTCAGAATTATCAATACTGATGAGACCCCAATCAGACATAAGTGTAGCGATAGTGTTTCGGCGAGCTACATCATTCTCTTCTAGATTAGATTTTTTTCCATCTAGCAAGAATAATTCTTTGAAGTGTACGATAAAATATCTACCTTGTTTGTGTAGTATATGACAAGATTGAAATAACTTCTTTTCTTTTCTCGAAGCAACTCCAATGCGAGTTAGAGTTTCTTTTACTTTTAAAAAATCATCTGGCTCATTTAAATTCACTTCGAGCATTTTGCTCGGGTTCCATTCTACTAACTTATTTTCTTCCACCTTTATTCACCTTCTTATGCAATTCTTTTAAGTGTTCAGGTGAAAGAAGAGATAATACTTGTAATGATTTAGCTTCGCTATAACCATAATATTCTTTTATCACTTCAATGTCACCGTCAATTGTTTTCTTATTCCATTTTGAAAAGCGTTTCCGCTTACGAATAATATTTATAAGAAAATCAAATTGAAGGCGAGGATCGATCTGATGGTGTGTATTCATCTCATTTGCAGCCAATACTGTGTCTGGAAAATAAGACAGCCCGCGGTTAATCATGAAAGAATTATAATCTTTTTCTGTTAAGTCATCAATCATAATATCTTTCTTAGAATAATTAATAGCATTCAGATAATCAAAGGGACTCATACAAATTCTACACTTGCCATGATTTCTGTCATACATGCTACAATATTCAACTCGTGATCTGCTACGAAAGCATTTTTATATTGATAGTCTGCTAGGATAAGAATAAGCTGAGGAATAGATTCAGGCTTAATCTTTTCATTCATACGATCATAGATCGATCGAAAGATTGCCGAAGCATCTGCATCAACATTTTGTGAAACCCACGAACGCATCTTTTTAAAATCTTTAGATTTAAGATGAGTAAATAGATCACTATAATTATCAGTAGCATTTGTTGTAACATCCAACACGCCACCAAGTGATTGACGTTGGCATTCATTAATAATTCTACGCCAATCAGGTGCATACTTCATGATCATATCTGCAATTGTCATCTGATGATATGATACACCTTCTTCTTCTAGAATAAACTGCATACGCTTCATAAACTGCGCGGCGAGTTGAGCCATTTCTTTCTTTGTAGTATTAAACTCATAAACACCACACCGTGAGTGTAGTGGTTCAATAATACGATTCTTAAAGTTACATGTTAAAATAAACCGACAGTTATTTGCAAATTCTTCAATAAATCCGCGGAGTGCTGGTTGAGTTGATTGTGCATTTAAATAATCAGCCTCATCAAGGATAACCACTTTGTATCCACCTTGGAGCGAGACTGTTGATGCAAATTGTTTGATCTTTGTTCGAAGTGTATCGATATTACCTTCTTCAGATCCATTAATAATAATCCAGTCTAAATTTAATTCTTTGCATAGTGCTTTGGCAACAGTGGTCTTACCTAGACCAGCTGTACCAGTAAATAACATATTGGGAAGTTCGCCACCATTGACGATTTTTTGAAATGTTTGTTTTAGTGTATCAGGTAAGATACAATCAGAAATAGTCTGGGGTCGATATTTCTCGACCCATAAAAAATCACTAGACATTATATAGTTCTCTCAAAAGGATAAGGGGCCGAAGCCCCGATATTAGCTTTGCATTGCTTCTTCTTGTTGAATCTCTTCAGCAAGTTGGACGATTTGAATGCATTGGTCGCGAAGCTGACCGATAGTTGAAAGTTCTTCACCTTTGAATCCACCACGCTGTGTGATTGCATCAACCACTGCAATGGTACTTCTAGCTACCTTATTGGCAGTCTCGGTGATCTCTTTGTATTGACCTGAAAGTTGTTCAGACATATTATACTCCGTACGTTGAGGTTTTTTCTAAAGCTATCCAATATTGAACATTTAATTCTTTATGAGAGAATTGAGAGATTAACTTAGATGAGATACTTACGTCATAATCACCAGGTAGGATCTTAAGATTAGAAATACTCATGATAAAGTTAAAGTTGGCATCACCAAAGTCTCCATCAATATCGATCGAAAATGCATTTGATGTAGAGTTCTGGCTTTCTAAAACAGAAAGACTAAGTACACCATCTTTGCCAGTGATGGATACTTCAGAATGACCAAGAGCAGATGCAGCTTTCTTCAAACGATTAAGAGTATCGTTATCAAGAGTGAACTTTACATCGCCATCAGGCATTTTAATATCTTTCTGAGGAGTTGTCAAAGTTTCTTCTGGAGAGAAGAAGTATTTGACTTTTGAACGACCAGTGCTGTCACTAACAGTTACAGACTGATCATCAAATTTAAGTCGTGGAGTATCAACAAGACCAAGTACTCCAATGAATTCGTTGAGATCGTATATACCGACATCTTGTGGAAACTCTACATCGACTACAGCTGTAGCCAATACGTTACGAGCCTCTGAGATTGTTTTAACAGTATTACCTTCGCGGATCATAATATTCTGGTTAATACTAGAAAAATTACGTAATACTTGCAAGGTGTTATCACTTAGTTCCATTATATTCTCCGTTTATGTATACACATATTATACCATATTAGTAACAATTTGTATACCAATTTATGCTACCATCTTACTAAAGTTTTTGTCCTTCACGAACTCAATCTTCGATCTGAACTTACCGTCTAGAATATCACCTTTATGTGATATAACAAACACATTTGTATCACTTAAATGTGATAATATTTTCTGTAGATTTTCTACGCCATCTACATCTAATGAAGAATCAAATGTCTCATCAAGAATCAAAAGATTTGTAGAGATAGAATTCTTCATCTTGGCGATTTGTCTCCATGTAAAAAGTAGAGACAAATCGATCCGTTGTTTTTCACCTTCACTAAATGAATCATATGTAAACTCATCACGATGGCGTGATCGAATTGTCTCCTGGAAACTTTCGTCTAAATCAAAGTGCACAAAGAAATCTAAGATTTGTAAGTACTGATTAACGAGGTTATTTATAACTGGTAGATACTGTTTAATAATCTTTGTCTTAATACCAGTATCCTTAAGCATTTCTCCAATGACTTCGTTGTATGATCTTTGCTCGCTTAAAAGAAGTCTCTGTTCCTGTAGTGAATCTTTCTGTTCGGCATAGGTTTCAAGAGTTGCCTCTGCTTCTGCCAAATCGGTACCACCTGATTGCATTTTTCCCAAGTCACTTCTCTTAGATACCAGACTTTCTGAAATCTGCTGGAGTCGTTTATTGTTAGATAGTAGGTTATGTTGTTTGTTCGTGACAACCGTCTGTACTTTATTTGCGACTTCAATATCTGATCCAACTTTATTCGACTCTTCAGCGATAGTGGATAGTTTTGAATTGATCGACTTGGCGGATGTGGAAGCTTCCGAGATCTTTTCTTGCCTGAGTTCACCGCCAATATCTTGGGAACACGTCGGACAAGTGCTATTCTCTTCGAAGAATTTTGTTTCTTTAACGAGCTTTCTGATTTCTGATTTGAGTTCATGCTCATGCTCCTTGAGCGTTGAATGCTTGGAATTAAGCTTAGCAAGCGTCTCTGATACTTTCGAGCTATTGGATTCAATGAACGTCCCGAGCTCAGTGTTTTCGTCCGTGAGTCGAGTCTGCTCCGCCTCAAGCTCAGCAATCTCCTCTTTAATCTTATCTGCGTATTCTTTATTGAGCGCTTTAACATCTTTAATATACTTCTTTTGTGTTTCGATTTTATCCGAAACAAGATCAAGTTGGTATGCAACCTCGTTGCTTTGATCTTTAAGGGATGCATTCTTTTCTCTCAGAATAGTATTCATCTTAGAGAACACATTAATATCTAATAGATCTTCAATCACATCGCGTCGGTGGCCGGCTGGTAGTTGCATAAAAGGAATGAAACTACTACTGCCGAGCACGACCACCTGATGGAACGACTTGTGGTTAAGCTTGAGAATATTTTGTTCGAGCATTTTCTGGTATTCTTTATTATGAGAATCTTGGTTAATCATATTCCCATCTTTCCAGATCTCAAAGATACCAGGTTTAATACCACGAACAATCTTGAAATTAGAGGCTCCCACATCAAATTCTACTTCAACCACACACTGTTTCTGATTTACAGAATTAACAAGTTGTGGCTTATTGATATTGCGATGTGGTTTACCAAATAGACCAAAAGAGATGGCATCTAGCATTGTAGACTTACCAGCTCCGTTTTGGCCAACAATCAAAGTCGACTGAGATCTATCTAAAAGAATCTCAGTAAACTTATTACCAGTACTCAGAAAGTTTTTGTACCGTACAACTTTAAACGATATCAAGTGCTTGGGCCTCGTTCATTAAGTCTTTCATTTCACCTTTGATACGATCTTTATCTAGATCAGTATCTACATTATCTACATACGTATTCAAAAGTTCAGAAGTATCTTCTACATCAATACCATTATCATCTACATTCTCACCAATAAACTCTTGAAAGTTCTCGGCGATTTTGAGTTCGTAAATGGCTTGAGACTGAATACGATCTAGAAATCTTTCGAATACAAAATGATCAGATTTATGAGCTACCACAACCTTGATAAACTTCTTATCTAGATTTTTTAACTCATAGTTATTATAATCTATTTCTTTATCATTGTACACAATTTTTTCAAACAAAGTGTGTGGGTTGCGAACTGCAGTTAATTCACGAGTCTCTGTATCTAGAACGTGAAAGTACTTAGGATCTCCAGCATCAGCCCACGTAAGTTCCATCTGGTTACCTAGGTAGTGAATATTATCACGCTGTGATTTGGTATGAAAATGACCAGATAAAACCATTTCAAATCGTTTAAAAAGAGCAGCGTCCATGCCGCTTGTTGACTTAACACCACGCATCATGTCAAATCCATTTAACTCTAAATGCGCGCAGATAATACTGGCTCGAGTATTTTGTAGCCAGTCGACGGTGGAGTGGTAATTCTGATTATTAATCCAAGGGACCATACCAATATCTAATCCATCATATTCTAGAACTGTTGGTTCCATGATGATATGTATATTGTTCATATAATGGCCTAAGAACTCTTTTAAAGAACACAGTCCATTAGTATTTTTGTAATAGACATCATGGTTGCCTGGAATAATATCCATTTGCATACCAAGATCACGCAACGGGTCTAAAAATATTCTCCTGTTGTGATTGATAGCCTTTACAGAAATTTGTTTACGATTATCGTAGTAATCTCCTAAGTGTAGTACTTGGTTAATCTTATTTTCTTGGCAATACGGAAAGAACGTATCAGTATAGAATCGTGTTTGGTTTTCTAAAAAGATGTCCGCTGAGTTACGAACATCGCAGTGGGTGTCATTGAGAATCGCTATCTTCATGTTTCTTTATACTATAAGTGCCATCATTATTATCAATCCACTGGAGAGTATCGCCTACTTTCCAGCCCATTTCATTTATTAAATCAAAATCAAGAGGTAGAATTAACTCACCATCTGAATCTTCTTCTAAGTAAACAGTTGTCATTCTAAAAACTCAGTTAAATCAGAATCAGCATGCACTGCTCGTTTTCTCTTTTTCTTTTCTTCCTTTGCAAATTCTTTTACAGCTTTATCTTGTTCTTTAATCTTATCAATTCGTGATCTCAGGATATCGATATATTGACCTGTGGCCGCGCTATTAATATCACCACGATCAAATCCTTCTACAAAGTCTTCAATATTTGCTTTGGTCAGGAACTTTAATTTAATATCTTGTTGCTTCTTCTCTTTAGAAATTCTTCGTAAGAATGCGTACCAAGTAATTTGTGTAAAATATGCAAATGCATTTGGTTTTCCAGTTCTAGTCGCTGTTTCTAAATTATAGTTATGGATAGCTTTTAGACAATTTTCTACTGCATCCATTACCATTTCTTCGCGATAAGTATAGCGAATAAAATTAGACTTGTGAGACAAGCCTTCAGCAATTCTTAGAAAACATTGAGCAATATAGTCAGGCACGATAGGAATCGTTTGGTCTTTATCTTTTGCTTCATTTACAGAGGTAACGTAATCTACGACAGCCTGAGAAAAATCAGCATTATTCACATAATGAATACTTTGTTTCTTTGACATTCGTAACTCCACTTCATAGTAAATACTATTATACACAAAAGTGTATTAAAAGTAAACACTTAAATTTACTTCTTAAATTAAAAAATAATTGTGTACAGATTGTTATTTTTATGGTAAAATTAGATAGTCTATCGGGGGGAAGGTAGTATACCAGATTTAATGTACTATCTCTTGGCTTAAATCATGATCTTCAAAATCTGAATCTTTTAATGATATTATTTCTTCTGCGCCTTCTTCTGTCATCGTTGTAATTATCTCATCAAAATATCCTAAAGCTGCATCTGATGGTGCGGATTCAGAAACTATATGATAAGAATTCAATATATGAAGAGCTAATGGATCGGTACTCATCATCATCCAAGGCTTAAACGTATAGTACCGCATCGACTGATCTTTCTCATCGATCGCTACAATCTTAAGTGCTTTACGCACAAGAATGTTATCTGTAGTTTCGTCATTCCACTCAACAACTTCGCATATAATTTCTTCATCATTTGTGAGCTTAAATTGTCTTAGATCGGGCACTATATTTCTACCTTATATGTTTTATATATGAAATTTTCTGTTTTGTACATTTTCAGTCGTTCGTAGGAATGCAATAAAGCAAAATTTTGTTGGGTGGTTCCGTTTGATAAATCATCCGTGATATCGTACAATTGAGTGACTCGCCCGTCGTCTGATTTACGAAGACCCCTTCCGATTGATTGTAAGACTCTAATTTGAGATTTACTTGGACTAGCAAATACAATATTGTGGAGATTACGAATATTGATACCAGTACTAAAAGTCCCCAGACTAGCGACGATAATTGCATCTTTTTGTTTCTCTGTAATTTTTCGTATTGCTTCACGATCTGATGTTTCAGTTGCTCCACTGACGAAGAAAACTTTTCGACCATCGTGTGCTTTTTCCTCAATTAAGTTAAAGAGTATTTTACCATGTTTCTCTACAAATTGAAACAGTACAAGAGTGTTACCCTTTTGGTCTAGTGCAAGATTACGAATAAACTGATTGCGCTTTTCATGCCTTACGATATAGTCAATTTCATCTTGGTATGACCGTTTTCCGAAATCTTCTTTATATTCGAGGACGAGCCGTTTGATTTCGAGCTTAGCCAAAGTGTCGTTATCTTGGAGAGTTCGAGTGGTAGTGACTTTGTGTACTCTTCCGAATAATCCTTGGAGGACGAGCTCATGAGTTTGCGTTCCATCTAATGTACCTGTAGTACCAAATCTATACGCCGCTTCTGTGCATTTATTCATAATCGACGTAAGTGATTTAGATTTAAATCCGTGGCACTCATCTCCAATCACCATACCAAACTGTTCAAACCATGCACCACTTAATTTATATATACTCTGCCAAGTAGAAATGATTACGCCTTTATTTGTATCTTTATCCTTCCCTGAATATATTCTATGACATCCGTTTTCTACTAGCATTCCATAGTCTTTAAAATCGTTATACATTTGCTCTACTAGAGAAGTTGTAGGAACAACGACTAATACTTTTTGATTTCCGTCAGATATCATACTTAAAAAATACTTAAGTAATACATATATTATTAGTGATTTACCAGAACCAGTAGGCGATACCAAGATTGCTCTGTTTCTTTCTAATCCATGACATACCGCGTTAAATTGATATTCGCGAATCTCGTATGGAAGATTAAGACTATGAATGAACTCAATTATTTCTTTTGGATCTATCTTGTCTTTATTGGAGGCATTGTCAGGGTATCCATATTCAGTTTTCTCTACGTCTATGGTATATCCACGTTGGCTAGCAAACTTCTCGAGGTGATCGATGAGTCCAGCGGGTAATTCATTTGATCTAATATTAAATAAACGAATCTTTCCATCCCAAAGCTTATTACGAAAAGCCGGCATGAACTTATATCCAGGAACAAAAAACGAAAAGAATTCATTTAGTTCTTGGGCCTGACCAAAATCACATTCTACTTTTAGAATTGAGTGGTTTAGTTTCCAGACTCGAATTGTCTCCAAGAGATCATATTCCTTATTGTTTGATGACGCCATTTAATATTATCTATTATGTCAATAAGAGTATCACGTGTAGTTTTCCAGTACTCGATTAGTTCTTCTGATTTTTGAATTTCTGGGTCAGAATCGTAATAGTGTTCCATCTCACCTTTCATAACTTTTAATCCATTAAATGGATCAGGGTCCCAACCTTTTTCTTCTAGTTCTTCTTGAGACATCTTTCCATTATAATATAACCACTTTTCTTTTAGCAAAGTTTTCTGTTTAAACTCAACTCTTTTAAGTTGTAGCTTTGTTTCGGATAAAAGTCTTAGATATTTTGCATGAAGATTAGGAGTTTCACGTGAAGCATCATCTAATTTCATGTCACTAATTTTACAGTCTTCTTCCCACATTGTGAGAATAGAATTCAATTCAAGCATTATAATCTCCAATAATATAGTTACTTATAAAAGTTCAAAATAAGAAAATCTGAAAGCTGCGTTGAACACAATGTATTGAGTTCCATCTGCAGTCGATTCAAAATTTATATCTCCTAATGCGGTAGGCACACAATCTATATATTTGATCTTTTTAGTTGTGTTATTATGACTTGATAATATATGTAATGTGATATCCGAGTAAATCGGAAGTTCTTGATTTATTACTGATGTGAGCTCAGTGTCAAGTAATCTTCTCATCCAATTATACATTTCTGTATAACCTTGAAGATCTTCATCTAGTAATATATTAGCTGAAAGCTCGTTAAAGGTAAGTTTGTCTCCAGGAAAAGGAACATTAGTAACCTTTCGGAAAGGAACTTCTGCTGCACTCATGATCATAGCAGGGTGCACAAAAGTTTGACAAAAGAATTCCAAGTTTGGATAATTCTTTCTATCTATCACCAACTTAAACGAAGTTGGCTGTAAATAATTAAAGTTAGTTGTAATAGCCATACTTTTATTTATACAAAAAAAAGAGGGAGTCCCGAAGGACTCCCAATATTCAAAGGAGAAACATTATTATTATAGGATTCAGAATTAAGCCAGGATGTTGTCAACCCGGAAGATTCTGTAGTACTGGTTAGTACGTGCCGCAGCAAGACCGTCTTGAGGACCAGCTGTACCAGCATATGGGTTTGCAACCATGCCGTAGCGAGTCTTGAAGCCAATCTTAGGCTGGAACGTATCTTCAGCAACCGCACGAACCATTGTGAGTGGTACGTATGGGCAATAGAAGAGACCAGCGTCGTATGGGTTAGTACCCTTGTAACCGACTGTGATGTAGTCAGCTGATGCATATGGATCAACATATACACGAGTACGTCCGTTAAGAACACCAGCGAATGTGTTACCAGTATCATCAACATTCAATGAAGTTGACATTGCAGGAGCATAGTCGAGCATACCAGAAGCTGCAAGAGCTGAAGCAACATCTGAAGAACAGATGATGAAGTTACCCTTACCTCTACGAGTATCTTTAGCGATCTGGTTAGATTCTCTTTCGAGCTGAACAATCAGACCTTTGAACTTCTCAACAGACCAACGACCATCAGCATCAGTTGACAGATCGAAGATACCCTGTGTAGCAACGTTGCTAGTTAAACAACCAGTCTTAGCTTGTGAGTTGATAGTACGTACAACTTCACGGTTGATTTCAGCCAAGATCTCAGTTGACAGAATGTTTGCCAACTCAGTTTCAGCGTCAAGACCATGAATCGCTTTCAAGTCTTGAGCCAATTCTAAGCTGTATTCTGCTTTCAAAGCACGTGACTTAGCAGTTACAGTTGCTTTTTCAATTGTGAAGCCCATTTCGTTGAATGTAGATCCACCAGTTGAACCCAAAGCTTCTGCATCAGCTGTTGGCATACCAGATGCAACATCGATAGGATTCTTACCACGATCATTATCGATAGAAGAATCAGAGTTTGAGTCAGTCAAACCAGCAAGTCCAGAAGGACCTGAAGTTTGAGTTACTGAAGAATCGCCAGAGAAAGCTGTATTAGCTTCATTGAACAGAGCTTCAGTAGAACCAGTTGAACCAGCACCGTAGCGAGCCTTCATAGCGAAGATCAAGCCAGTAGGACCAGTCATTGGCTGAACACCACAGATGTCGTATGCCATCAAGTTAGGCATAGCACGACGAACGAGTGCGATCAAAACTGGATTCCAGTTATCAGCTGAAGTAGTGCTGTTTCCTGGAGCAGCTTCGTTTAGCATTTGGCCTTCTTCACGAAGAGCACGCTCTTGGTTTTCAAGAACAGCAGCAGTAACTGCTTTCTTGTGGTGGTCTGTAATACTGCCAGCTGACTCTTCGTCGAGTACTGGAGACCACTTTTCGATCAAACGATCATATGATTCCATTTTGGAACTCCTTATTTTTGTTGTGTTTTCTTAATGGCATTAAGATACTGTGACATTGTATCTGAAGTAATTACAGGTGATTCATCATCATCTGATTCTTCAGTGATATCAGTTGCCTCAGTGGCTTTCTTTGTGAAGTATGACTCTTTAACTGTAGCAACTTTCTGACCGAAAGTTTCTTCGTCTTCAAAGTCAACGTCTTCAACAAGTGACTTAAGCTTCTCAACTTGAGTTTCAGCAAGATCACGAGAATGCTCACGAATAATCGCATCACGCTTGTAATCTTCCAACTCTTCAGAAAGCTCAATAGCTTTTGCAGTTGTAGCATTCAAAGACTCTTCGAGTTCTTCAACTGTGTCTGCTAGATCGTCTACCAAATCAATCTTAGATTCAGGTACTTCGATGTAAGACTCTTGGAATAGTCCCTTAAGACCTTCCATAAAGTTCTCAGCAATCTCAGCTCTAAGACCATTTTGGATAGCAACCTGGTTGTCTTCCATCCACTGTTCAACTACGTAGTTGAGGTATGAATCGACTTTTTCTACGAGGTCAGATTTAGTAGAAGAAATTTCTTCTGCCAATTCTTCTTCGTACTTAGCTTCCAAACGATCGATCTCTTCTGACAGCTTAGACTTAATAGCTGCTTCAAAGATTGTTTCAGCCTTAGACTTAAACTCTTCTGACAAAGTAGCTTCGTCAGAAATAAGAGCATTCAAGTCTTGTGAAAAGTCTGCCTGATATTCGATATCAGCGACTTCAGCAGCTTCTGCGCCTTCTTCGACTTCAAAGTCTTCTGCCATCATCTTAGAAAGCATGACACTGAGGTCTTCTTTCTTAGCTTTTGACATCATTTGATAAGCGGCATTAATCATACCAGCTTTTGTCTTAGGCATTGGATCTTGCTTAGTGTTATCACCTTTACGCTTCTTAGCGGTTCCAGTTTTATCACCAGCTGCATCTACAGAGGCTACAGACTGTGCTTCAGCATTCTTAGGATCATGTCCTTGAGCTTCCATGATTTCGTTCTCGTCGTCATGGAGTTCAATTTCTTGATCTTCAGTATATTGATCAGTCATAATGACTCCTTATATTTTTGATTTGAGTAACGAGAGGAAATTCTTAAACTCACGAACTTGTACCTCATAGAGATCTTTTCGTGGAGCTTTCTTAATTTCAGTCTCCATTTGTTCAATTTGTCTTGCTTCAATGATACCGTTATTCCATATCCATTCTACACCTTCCATAACACCATTAACAAAAGCATTTGGAGCAGATGGATCTTGAACGATATCAACAGCGTTGAGCATGAAGTCATCACTGACCATCATAGCACCATTACCGCCTCTTCGCAGACTTCCCATACCACGAGTTGAAACGCCAACTCTAACGCCACCATCAAGAAGACCTTCAACGATCTTGCCCATAGGAGTTGCTAGTATTGTCGCTTTTCCAACAACATCGTTTCCTTTCCAATCAAGGGATTCGATCTTGTGTGAAACTTTATCTAGGTTGATTGTTGGTCCCTCAGGATGATTGAGTTCACCAACAGCTCTACCTTTTGAAACTTGTTCATCTGTATACTTATTGACAGCAGATTCCATTACAGGTTTAGGATAAATTCTACCATTACGATTCTTTTGTTCAGCTGAAGCAAAAATACCTTCGATAGCATATGTTTTCTTACCATCTTTGGCTTCAACAATACATTCGAGATCTTGATCAGTATATTCTGCAATCAGTTTCATTATTTTATCCTTTAAATTGCTTTACAAACTGTTCTCCAGCTTTCATAGCTTCTTTTTCAGTTCGGTATACATCAAGTTTGTCACCATCAACATAGGTAACAAACTTTCCTTTATCTTTATGAACCATTACTTGAATACCTTTTATTTTCATGGTGGTAACATGCTCACCGGCCGGCATCTTTTTTCTTAGTTCAGTAAATAATTTCATATTACTTTTTGTTCCTAATTATTTATATGAATTCAATTTTCTACTTCATCGGTTTCTTCAGAATCTATATCTTCTAAATCTTCATCGTCGATTTCAACATCTAGATCATCGTCTTCTAAATCGCCATCATCATCTTCTGGCTCAACACCATTATAGATTTGATCCGCCAAAGCAATCTTTTGTTGCTCTAAAGCATCACTCATTTTTTGAGACATAATCCCCTGAAACAATTCATTTGCATGATTATAGTCTTGATTCAATGAAGCATTGATAATATCTTCGATGCTTCCAACATTTTCATTTTCTTCACTCATTTTCATCTCCGGTAGGTTCAGGTGGAGTTTCACCACTCATTTGTTTTTCCATTTTTTCAACATCTTCATCAGAAAACATGAGTACATTTTTCATTACCCATTCTTTAGAGACGTATTAACCACGGAAGT